GCTTTCCGACTTCCTGAGCGAGGTTGCAGCTTTCCCGGCTGGCGCTCATGATGACCAGCTCGACCCGATGTTCGACGCCATCAACCTGGTGCAGCGTCTCCCGGCCAACCGGACGGCAAGTGTGAAACCGCTTCCGGTTGTCAATAAGTGGTGAACAATGCGAAAATACTTGACATGAACTACCAAAGGCACTACGACGCATTGATCGAGCGTGCCCGATACCGAGAGGTTGTCGGGTATGTCGAGCGTCATCATGTGGTGCCAAGGTGCATGGGCGGCAGCGACGACAAAAGCAATCTTGTGCCTCTGACGCCTGAAGAACACTTCGTGGCGCACCAGCTGCTGATTCGCATTCATCCAGAAAGCAAAGGCTTGGCCATCGCTGTCTGGCGCATGACATTTGGCAAACACCACGAGAACAGCAAACGATACGGGTGGCTTCGCAGAAAGCACTCTGAGGCAATCGGTGAAGTCATTGGAAAATACTGGCGCGGCAGAAAGCGCAGCGAATTCTCGGAGCAACACAGGCAGCGAATATCTGCCGCACAGCTTGGCAAAACGCGTGGAGCGCATAGTGCAGACCACAAAGCAAAGCTGGCTGAAGCCCATAGAGGAAAAACGCTGACGCAAGAGCACCGCGCAAAACTGTCAAAAGCAAAACTTGGCGTCAAGCGTGCGCCGTATGCTGAGAAAGTCTGCCCACATTGCGGCCACGTTGGTAGAGGTGGAACAATGTCTCGATGGCATTTTGAAAACTGTAAGGAAAAACCAAATGGCCAGAATCAGTAGAGAACAACGCCTCGCAAATGTTCATGCGGAGGCATTGGCGAACTTTGACAATGTGCAGTCAGCTTTGCGCGATGAGCGTTTGCAGTGCTTGCAAGATCGTCGCTTTTATTCCATTTCAGGCGCTCAATGGGAAGGGCCTCTCTGGGATATTTACGAGAACAAACCAAAATTCGAAGTCAACAAAATAATGTTGTCTGTCATTCGAATTTTGAATGAATACAGGAACAATCGCATCACTGTGGACTATGTGGCCAAGGACGGCAGCAAGTCCGACAAGCTGGCCGAGACCTGTGATGGGCTATACCGCGCCGACGAGCAGGACAGCGTGGCCGATGAAGCCTACGACAACGCCTTCGAGGAAGCTGTTGGCGGTGGCTTTGGTGCATGGCGTCTGCGCACCTCCTACGAGGACGACGAGGACGAGGACAACGAGCGCCAGCGCATCCAGATCGAGCCGATCTTTGACGCTGACAGCTCCGTTTTCTTTGACCTGAACGCCAAGCGCCAGGACAAGGCCGACGCCCGTTTCTGCTACGTCATCTACTCGATGACCTATGAGTCCTACAAGGAAGAGTGGAACGACGACCCGACCAGCTGGCCCAAGATCATCCACCAGTACGAGTTCGACTGGTGCACGCCCGATGTGGTCTACATCGCGGAATACTACAAGGTCGAGGACGTCACCGAGACCATCCGCATCTTCCGCAACATCGACGGCACCGAGGAGCGCTACCGCGCCAAGGACTTCGAGGACGATCCAGAGCTGGAAAACACCCTGGCCGCCATTGGCAGCCAAGAGGTGCGCCAGCGCAAGATCAAGTCGCGCAAGGTGCACAAGTACATCATGTCCGGTGGCAAGATTTTGGAGGACGCTGGCTACATCGCTGGCAAGTGCATCCCGATCATCCCGGTCTACGGCAAGCGCTGGTTTGTGGACAACGTCGAGCGCTGCATGGGCCACGTGCGCCTGGCCAAGGACGCGCAGCGCCTGAAGAACATGCAGCTGTCCAAATTGGGCGAAATCAGCGCCCTGTCCAGCGTCGAGAAGCCAATCCTCACGCCTGAGCAGGTCGCTGGCCACCAGGTCATGTGGGCAGAGGACAACCTCAAGGATTACCCGTACCTGCTGATCAACCCGATCACCGGCCCGGATGGCAGCCAGACCGTCAGCGGCCCCGTGGCGTACACCCGCGCCCCGAACGTGCCTCCGGCCATGGCAGCCCTGCTGCAGGTGACCGAGCAGGACATGCAGGACATTCTTGGAAACCCGCAAGGCGCTGACAAGCTGGTGTCGAACATCAGCGGCAAGGCCGTGGAGATGATCCAGCAGCGCCTGGACATGCAGACATTCATCTACATGAGCAACTTCGCCAAGGCTATGAAGCGCTGCGGCGAGGTATGGCTGTCGATGGCCAAGGACGTCTACATCGAAGAAGGCCGCACCATGAAGGTCATCAACGAGGACGAGAGCACTGGCACCGTCACGCTGATGCAGCCCACCATCGACCAGGAGACTGGCGAGGTGCGCATGGCCAACGACCTGAGCATGGCCAAGTTCGATGTGAACGTCGAGGTCGGCCCGTCCAGCAGCTCCAAGCGTGCCGCGACCGTTCGTGCCCTGACCGGCATGATGCAGATCACCCAAGACCCCGAAACCCTACAGGTGCTCGGTGCCATGGCCATGATGAACATGGAAGGCGAAGGCATCAGCGAGGTGCGCGACTTCTTCCGCCAGCGCCTGATCCGCATGGGCGTGGTCAAGCCGACCGAGCAGGAGATCGAAGCGCTCATGGCCGAGGCAGAAGCCAAGGGCCAGCAGCAAGACCCGAACGCCATCTTCCTGCAGGCTGCAGCCGAAGAGGCCGTGGCCAAGGCTGCCCAGGCACGTGCCAACACCATCAAGACCGTGGCAGACGCAGAGCTGTCCCGCGCCAAGACGGCTGAGACCTTGGCCAAGACTGGCGAGATCGATCAGAACATGGCGCTGACCGCCACAGAGGCGATTCAGCAGGCTGCGCTTGGCGAACAAGTGCAACCCGTTGTCAGATGACAGCGTTTTAGTGGAGAATGTGGTTATACGGAATCCCACCCAGCCGTTTCAAATGGGTGAGTTAAATGGGGTATTTGAATGAACAAAAAGGCAGAATTTGGAGATGAGAGCAACGACGACGAAACCGTAGTGGTCGAAGATCAGGAAGAGGAAATCGAGACTGAGCAAGTGGCTGGTGAGCAAGATTCCACCGGCGACCAGGACGATTCCAACACTGACGACAACGAAGGCGACGACGACGAAGTGATCGTTTCCATTGGTGAGGAAGCGCCACCTCCCGATGAGCACGCTCAGGCACCTGGTTGGGTGAAAGAGCTGCGTAAGGCAAACCGTGAGAAGGAAAAACGCATTCGAGAACTCGAAGCGAAGCTGAACCAAACGACTGAGAAAAAGCCGGTCGCACTTGGCGCAAAGCCGAAGCTGGAGGACTACGAATACGACGCAGACCGATTCGAGACTGCACTGGCAGACTGGTTCGAGCGCAAGCGCCAAGCCGACGCCGAGGTTGAAAAATCTCGCCAGGCCGAGCAAGCGCAACAACGAGCCTGGCAGGAAAAGCTCGAAGGGTACGGCAAGGCGAAAGCTGAGCTGCGCGTGCGAGACTTTGAGGACGCCGAGGCTGTGGCCCAAGAACTCTTCAACGTCACGCAACAGGGCGTCGTGCTGCAAGGCGCGGACAATCCGGCACTGGTGATTTACGCACTCGGCAAGAACCCGAAGAAGGCGGCAGAGCTGGCCAAAATTGAAGACCCCGTAAAGTTTGCCTTTGCGGTAGCGAAACTGGAGAAGGAATTGAAAGTTACGAACCGGAAGGCAGCCCCTGCACCCGAAAGGATGGTCAGCTCAACTGGCCGAGTTTCTGGCGCTGTGGACTCAACCCTTGAACGGCTGCGTGCTGAAGCTGAAAAGACTGGCAACTACACCAAGGTGCTCCAGTACAAGCGACAGAAAGCAGCTAAAAACTGACATTTTTTGAAATAGGAGCCCATCATGGCCAATAGTTTTTCCAAAGAAGAACGCGTAGCGTTCGAAGACCTCCTCGAAGGTTTCCAGGACGCCCTGGTGCTGTCCCGCAACGTCTCGATCTACCAAACCGATCAGACGATGATGGAACGTGCCAACAACACGATCTGGCGTCCCCAGCCCTACATCGCTCAGTCGATCAGCAGCACTCCTGGCACGCCGATTCCCGGCTACCAGGGAATGACGCAGCTGGCCGTGCCTGCGACCCTGGGCTTCAGCAAGACCGTGCCCTGGGAAATGACCTCCCTCGAACTGCGCGATGCCCTGCAAGAAGGCCGCCTGGGCGAGTCCGCCAAGCAGAAGCTGGCCAGCGACATCAACATCGCCATCATGAACTCGGCCGCAAGCCTGGGTTCTTTGGTTGTGCCGATCGCTGCTGCTGCCGGTGACTATGACGACGTGGCCCTGTGCGACGCCATCATGAACGAGCAAGGCGTGCCCGACTACGAGCGCTTTATGGCCCTGTCCAGCCGCGATTACAACGGCCTGGCTGGTAACCTGGTTGGCTCTGCCCGTTCGTTTGGCAATCAGAAGTCTGACAAGGCTTATGAGCGCTCTTACGTCGGCATGGTCGCTGGCTTTGAGACCTACAAGATGGACTACGCCAACCGTCTGACAGCTGCTGCTGGCGGCGGCGCGATCACCATCGACACCGATGGCGCAGGCACTCAAGCCAATTACACGCCTCAGGCCACCTCGACTTCGGTCGGCGGCCAGATCAACGTGGACAACCGTTTCCAGACCGTGACTGTCAGCTCTTCTGCTGGCGTTGCTGCTGGCGATGCGTTCCAGATCGATGGCGTGTACGCTGTGCATCACATCACCAAGCAGTCCACTGGCCAGCTCAAGACCTTCCGCGTCGTGAGCGTTCCTGCTGGCGGCACCACCCTGGTGATCACGCCTCCCATCATCGGCGCTCAGGGCGTGGCCCCGACCGATGCCCAGCTGCAGTACAAGAACGTCGAGGTGGAAACCCCGTCGAACACTGCAGCCATCACCTTCCTGAACGTGAACACCGCACAGGTCAAC